CGTCGGGCTCCTCCTCGCCGGCGCCGGCGTCCGCTGCGGGCTCGGTGGCCTTGCGCTCGCCATCCTCGGCGGACTTCGGCTCGTAGGAGGTGACGACCTCGACGTCGGTCTCCTCGGTGCCCAGCGCGACGGAGCCGTCCTGGCCGCGCATGAACTGGACCTGGACGTCGCGCTCATCGCTCGAGCCCCAGACGTCGAAGACGGCCCAGCCCTCGTCGAGGTCGAAGTCGCGCAGGTAGACGTGGACCTGATCGTCGCCCCAGCGCTCGCGGCCGGCCTCGCAGAGGCGTTCGGCGATGTCGGCGATCACCTGCTTGGCGCGCGGGCCGCCGCCCTTGACGCCGAGCGTCCGTGTGTTGATCCCGGCGCCGAGCAGGACCGGGGAGACCTCGTAGACGGCGACGTCCTTGAGGAAGTTGACGGCCTGGCCGTTCTGGGTGCCCTCCTCGGACTCGAGGACGTCGAAGCCGTAGGACCACTCGCCGAGCTCGGCGAGCTCCTTGACGGCGAGCGCGGTCTCGCGGCCGGCCTGGGTGTCCATGAAGAACTGCCCCTCGAAGATCGCCTCGTTGCCCTCCTCGCGGATCGTCCCCTTGCCGACCGGCAGTGAGCCCGGGCCCCAGCTGGCGTGGTTGTAGGCGGAGATCCGGACCTTGGCACCGTCGGTGAAGGCGCCGGGCACGGTGACGTCGCCGTCGAGGTCGACGACGCCGAGCGTCGAGAACACGGCGCTGACCTCTCCGGTCAGCTGCCCGTCCTTCGTTTCCTTGAACTCGACGCGGTCGAGGCTCTTGTGCTTCATCGGGGGATCGCTCCCTTCGGGGTGCTTTGCGGGCGATCGGTTTTCGACTATCGGCCGCGGCGGCGAGTGCGGCGAAAATGGCCCTGACAGAGCGTGCCTGCGACGTTCACGGGGTCGAGGTAGACGGTGCAGCCCGACTCCTCGCAGCGCACGAAACCGGCGCGCTCGAGCTGGTCGGGCGTCGGCCAGGGGATCTGTGCAGGGCGCCGGCCGCGCTCGCTCACGCCTCGACCTCGGCCACCGAGGAGGCGACCAGCGGGCCGAACGAGAGGGTGCCGTTGGGGTGCTCGTCCTCGGCCTCGGAGCCGGCGTCGTCGAAGCTCATGACCTCGCCGTCGCGCTCCGTGCACTCGGGGTCGCCGAATCCCGAGAGGTTGTCGTAGGCGATCACCGCGGTGACCGTCGCGGCGTCGCGGTAGGCGGCGAGCGAGGACATCCGTTGGGCGTGAAGGGTCTCGGTGGTCGCGATCAGCTTGGCCCGGTAGGCGCTGCCCGCATCGGTGAAGCGGCCGGCCGGCACGAGCTGGCGGATCTGCCGCGCGATCGCCTCGGGCCCGAGGCCCTGCTCGCGGCCGTCGGCGATCGCCGACATCACCGCGGTGCGCGTGCTCTCGCCGACGTCGAGGAGCGCGAGGCGCGTACCGCCGTCGCGGACCAGCGCCCGGGCCACCGGGTCGGGGATCGATATGCCGAGATCGAGGACGGTGTTGATCGTCTGAACCGTCGTGTCGGCCGTGCGCTGCCAGTGCGTCTCGAGGCGAGAGCGAAGGTGCTCCTCGGCCCACTCCGCCGCAGCGGCGCCCGCAGCTGAGGCGGCATCCTCCGCAGAGGTTGCCTTGCGGGCGCCGTTTCGCGCGGCGAGGCCAGGCTGGGCCTGATTCAAGTAGGCGTCCGCGGCGGTGCGTCCGAGGACGGCGAGGTCCTGGTCGAGCTCGTGGGCGAAGACCGCCTCGAGCGCCGCCAGGTCGCGGCGCAGCGCGGTGACGACGTGAAGGCCGCGCTCGTAGTCGGCCTCGGAGGCGCGCTCTTTACGCGAGGCGGCTGACGCCGGCCGTTTCACGGTTCGCGTAAAGCGGCGCTTCGGAGGCGTCCCGGTCAGCGCGAAGTCCGAGCGCTCGCCGGCCAGGACCAGGCTGAGCGTCGTGAACTCGAGCGGCAGCTCGCTAGGAAGGTCGGGGTCGACGTCGGCGTAGGCCAGGGTGATGTGGGGTGTGAAGCCGTGCTCCGCGGAGGGCTCGAAGCCGCCGCGGGCGAGGACCTCGACGAGGCGCTCGCGGACCGCGGCGAGGTTCGGTACGTCGGCTGAGGCGTAGGTGACCGGCTCGGGCCCGGTGTCGAAGTGCCCGACGCCGGCGACCGCGCCCGAGAGCGGCGCAGTACTCGCCGCGAAGCCCTCGACGATCGCCTCGAGGCGATCGGTCTCGGCCAGGTCCGCGGCCGCGCCCAGGTAGGCGAGGGTGAGGTGAAGATCGGCGGTCGGCTCGCCGTCGGCGACGGCGAGCGCCGATGCGATCTCAAGCGGCGGGTAGAGCGCGATCATCGCGCCGGCGTGGTCGGCCTGCTTGGTGAGCGCCTTCGCGCCGCGGCCGCGGCGCTTCGGCTCATCACCGGTCGACGGCACGCCGCCGATCACCAGGCGCTCGTCGGCGCCGAGCAGGGTGCCGGCGATCGGCACCCAGTAGACCTCGTCCTCGGGCCCGGCGTCGATGCGGAGCTCGCCGCGAGCCTCGGCGCGGGTGATCACGCCCTTCGTGTAGAGCGTGCCGACGCGCTCGGCCTCCTTGTTTCGGTCGGCCTGCAGGACGCGGACGTTGGAGAGATCGAAGGCGACCTCCTGCTGCTCCCAGCCCTCGCCGAAGTCGGGGAGCAGCTGGTGGCGGAGCTCCTCGGACATCAGCCCCTGGGTCGGGATGATGTTCTCCTCGTAGGCGGCCTCGCGGGCCTCCGAGAAGTTCGCGAAGGTCGAGCGATCCAGGCCGGCGCCGAGGCCGGCGACGATCGCCGCCACGCCGTAGATCGCGCTGACGCGCTCCTCGGGGATCCGGCGCAGCTCCTTCAGGGTCAGCTGCTCGGGGGAGAACCCGAACTCCTGGACCTTGGTCGGGCCCGACATCGTCATCGGCTTGCCGCGGCGATCGCCGGCGAACTCCTCGTCGACATAGTCCTTGACCGCCTCGACGTCCTCGGGCGATGGCGTGTGCTCGCCGTCGGGGGAGATGATGATCCCGGGGATCCCGAGGTTCTTCAGCAGCGCCGCGGAGAAGTTCGCGGCCTCGTCGTCGGTGAAGATCTCGCGGAAGAGCGAGCCCAGAGCCGAGAGGCCCTTGCGGGGCTCGCGCGGGTCGATCCCGTCGCGGAAGTGGACGACGTCCTCGATCCGGACCGCGAAGACCTGGCCGTCGACGTGGTACTCGTAGTGGGAGATGAAGTCGTCGCCGAGCTTCGTGTCGTCCGGCTTCGGGACGGTCGCCGTCGCCGGCGAGACCGGCTTCAGCATCCAGTGCGGGACGTACCAGAGCTCGAGCACCGACGAGGCGGCCTTGTTCCAGACCTTGATCCAGTAGGCGTTGCCGTCCAGACACCAGGAGAGCAGCGTCGCCATCCACAGCAACTTGCCCGAGTAGTGAGGCGTCGGGCGGCGCAGGAGATTGACCATCGGGTGGTCTTCGATCGGCGCGTTGTCGGCGTCGAGCACCTGGAGAGGCGCCGAGGGAAAGTTGCGGCAGATCCAGCGGATCGGCGCCATTAGGACCGAGGACCCGAGCCCGTCGCCGACCGCGGCCTGGTAGTCGAAGCCGGTCCGGGGAAGGAAGCGCCAGACGAGCCCCTGCTGGCGCGAGAAGACCATCTGTGTGAAGCGCTTCAGGCCGCGGCTAACGGCGCGGGCGGCGCGGCGCGGGCGGCTGACCTTGCGCGAGCTCACGCTCTGCCTCCGACGCGGGCTGGCGGTGAGTCAACGACGTCGGCGAACGGCGAGGCCGGCGGGCGCTCGAGCGCGACCGGCACCGGGTCGACGATGATCGCCGAGGGCGTCGCGTTGGCGGCCGAGACCACGGCGCGACCGAGCTCCTGGGCGGCGGCGAGAGCCTGGCGGCGATCCGGATAGCGCGGTGGCGAGGCGATCAGAACCTTGCCGACGGCGTCGAGGACGGCGTAGCGAAAGAGGGTGGTGCCACGGATCTGCTGCACGTGGATCTCGGGGCGCCGCTTCGCCGGCGTCGGGTTGTCGCTCAAAGCGGCCTCCAGCTCCCTTTCGGTTCTCCCGGCCAGAACGCCTGGATGACGGCGTCGCCGTCGTCGGTAGAGCGTCCGAGCCGCTTGCGGATGTCGTCCTTGGCCTCGACCTGGATGCGCCCGCCGGACATGACGCGCCAGGTCGGTGCGGTGAGGTCGCCGGTGAGAACGTCGTCGTCGGGGAGGGCGATCTCGACGCCCGAGTCGGGGTCGAGCATCTCCCGCAGGTTCCACCAGGCCGCAGAGCGGCGGTTCGTGAAGCCGAGCTCGCCGGATGCGTCGAGGCGCTTGGTCTTCTCCGATGCGTTGAAGGGCTCGACCGATTCGTTTAGCTCGCGGAGCCGATCGACGACGCCGGCGCCGATGCCGATCACGTCGACCACCGCCGTGGCGTCGGTATCTCGGAGAACCCCGACGACCTGTCCGGTGGTCTCCATCGTTCCCTGCCGCGAGCGGTGGCGAAGCTCGGAGATCGCGAGGTCGTGGCGAAGGGCGAGCACGGTGTCGTCCTTGCCCGAGCGCGCGACGTCGACGCCGACCGCGGTCAGCTCGCCGAAGTCCTCGATCTCCTTCCAGCGGCGGTTCGCTTCCTCGAGCCAGGCGAGCGGAATCACGCTGTCCTCGTCGGACGCTGCGAACTCGCCGGCGACGCGGTTTCGGTAGACGGCTGACTTCTCGCCCCACTGGCGAGCTCGCTGCTCGGCCCACTCTCGAGAGACGCGCCCGGCGGCGATCGTCTCCTCGAGGGTGACCTGCCTCGCATACCAGTCGTCGAGCCCGGGCTTTCGCGCGTGGATGTCGTAGAAGCGGCCGATCGGCGGCCCGGGCGTCGAGGAGGCCAGCGCGAACGCCTCGCGGCCAGTGTCCTCGCCGGCTCCCGAGAAGGCTCCCTCGCAGGCGTCGAAGGTGTCATCGGGGATCGTCTTCGCCTCGTCGTAGACGTAGAGCAGCTGGTCGGCGTGGAGGCCCTCGATCGTCGAGGGGTCCGCGCAGGCGACGGCGAAGGCCTCGCCGGTCCGAAGCTTCAGGTTGAGCTGCAGGAGCTCATCGCGCGAAAACGGCTCCCGCCCGATCAGCTCCCAGTCGAGGAGGCGACTCCACTTGCGGATCTCCGGCCACAGGTAGTGCGTCAGCTGGCGCCAGGCGGACGCCGTCGTGGCGACCTTCCAATCATCGCCGGCGGCGTCGCGGGTCAACGCGAACCACAGGACGACCCAGGCGTTCTCGGCGGTCTTGCCGAGGCCGTGCGGCCCGCGGACGGCGAGGCGGCCGTAGTCGACGAGCAGATCGAGGTTGTCGAGCTGGTAGTCGGTCGGCGTCTGATCGCGCGGCCAGCGGATGCAGTCGGTGACGAAGGCCGCGGGGTCGTAGCGGTATGCACGGGCGCCCGTCTCCGGCGGGTCGACGATGTCGGCGGCTCCCGCAAACGGGTCGGCGCTCGAGCTCATGCCCTACGCGGCCTCCTGGCTCTTGCCTCCCTCGATCAGCCGCAGACGGACGATCTTCCGCGTCTTCTCGTCGGCGAGGTCGTGGCCGAGATCGGTGACGATCGCCGTGACGACGTCGGCGAGGAGCCGGGCCTGGATCTCGGTGATCTTTACCTGGCGCTCTGCGACGCCGGCGTCGAGGGCCGCCTTGGCAACCCTCACGAGCCGGTCGCGCTCAGAGTGATAGAGCCGCACCCAGACGGAGAGGCCCGCGGAGTACTCGAGGCGGGTCGTCTCGTCGGGCAGCTGGACGGTGCGCGCGACGCCGGCGATCAGCTCGTCCTTTTGGAGGGCGCTGATCACCTTCTGCAGCCACGCAACGTGGCCGGCGGCGCGGTGGACCTCCTCGAGGAGAGCGTCCTGGGGCTCGATCTCGCGGGGCAGGCCGTAGGTGGCCACCGCGGCGGCGGCGCGCTCGCGGGCGGCCTTCTGGCGATGGCTGCGAGTGCCGCCGCCGTGAAGCTTGCAGCGTCCCTGGCCCGGGTGGTCGGTGCCCCAGCCCGGCGGGCGGTGGCAGGCTCCCTTGCCCTGCTTCTTCTTGGCGCCGCAGTGGCGAGGCGCGCTAGCCACCGACCGCGCCATCGCTGGCCGCCGGCTTCTTGCGTGGCGTCTTGGCGACGTCGGGGCGCACGTCCCAGACCTCGAACTCCGTCCCCTTGCTGACGAAGGCGCGCATCGCGGCGCTGAGCTTGTTGTGCTCGAGGAAGCCCGAGAGGCGGAAGCTGTCGCCGGAGGTCTGCACGCGGCGCTTGATCACCATGCCGCCGGCCTTGACCGCGGCGCCGAGCGGGACGCGATCGCGGTAGCGGGTGCGGATCTCCTCGCGGGCGTCCTTGGCCTCTGCGAGCTCGCGCTTGGCGTTCGCGTAGCGGGCCTCCGCGTCGGAGATCTTGCGGGCCTGGGCGGCTGTCAGGTTCTTCTGGGGCATCGAGGGCGTGCTGATCCCTGCACCTCACCGCAGCGCTATGGGGGCGCTCGAAGGACGGGGTCCCGGCGGCTATCGGGCAGCGCCCCTGCGAAGGCGGCCGCGAATGCGTTTCGCATTCGCGCGACTCTCCGCGTCGGGCCCGCGCTCGGCCACGCGCCGACGAAGCGCCGGCAGGCGAGCGTCCAGGGGCAGGCGCTCGTACGCGGCACGGCGCTCGATCTGCTCCTCCTCGTAGCGCGCCAGGGCCCCGACCGAGGACGGCAGGTGGCGGACCTGGTGGGAGGGGATCGCCTCGGGCTCCGGCGGCGGCCCGAGATTGCGCGGCGAGTCGAGCGGCGCCAGCGTCGACTCGATGTGGTCGTCGTGGGCGGCCAGGGCGAGGTCGGCGTCCGCGGTGTAGCCGTGCTCGCCGTCGTCGCCGGAGCCGCGGGCGAGGATCGAGACCTCGGCCTCGTGCCAGGTGCGGACGAACTCGCCGACCCAGACGAAGCGCCCGTGGTGGCGGGTTCGGTAGACGCGGACGAACTCGATCGAGCAGTGGCGAAGCGTGAAGACCTCGCCCTTGGCGACCGGCGCCGGGCGGGCGCGCTTTCGGACCTCGGTCTGCGCCGGCCAGGAGAGAACCCGGAGATCCGGATCCTCGTCGATCAGCTCGCGCACGCCGGCGAGCGGGTCAGCCATCGCCCGGCTTCTCTGTGCCGCTATCCGTATTACGTCTTACGTAATGCGTCTGACGGGAAGCGTCAGGCGGAAGCTCGCGCTTACGACGTCGCTCGCGCCGGCGCCGCCGCTCGGCGGCGCCCATCTTCTTGCCGCGCCGGCTCAACTCTGGGCCCGGGCGACCGGCCGGTGAGAGGCTCGGGCTTCGGCGAGCTCGCGCCGCGCCTGTTGGCGGCCGAGGACCTCAGGGCTCGGCATGCCCTGCTCGCCACGTGCCGCCTCGCGGCGCGCGTAGTAGAGGTCGAAGCGCCGGTGAAGGCACGGCGAGCATCCGCACTCGGCGATCGCCAGGCCGGTGTCCTTGCAGCGCTCCATCGTGCTGCCGACTATCCGGCGGCGCCGGCGGCTTCCTATGGTTGAACCATAGGAGCGCGTTGCTCTCGTCAGTAGCCGGCCGGTCCTGGTGACGTAGTCGGGCTGCCCGGGCGGCGGCCTGAGCTGCCACGAGTGGGGCCCGCGGCGGCCTGAGCTGCCACGAGTGGGGCCCGCGGCGGCCTGAGCTGCCACGAGTGGGGCCCGCGGTGGCCCCTGCGGCGCGTGCAGAGCGTCCGGTAGGGGATTGCCATCTCGGAGGCGTTGGCGGCGCCGCACCCTTGCTGGTCGATGCTCGGCAGCAGCACGCGGACCTCGCGGCACGGCGGGACGGTCACTCGCCAAGCCCGGCGGCGGCCGCCTGCTTCGCATCCCGCGGCTCGAGCGGCGCGTTGAGCCCGACAGGCATCCGCGAGAGCTTCCGGAGCTCGGCGAGCGGATCCGGCTTCGGGGTGACGTCGAAGCGCTCCCAGTCGACGCCGGCGAGGCGATCGTCGGGCCCGATCACCGCGGAAACAGGAGCCGAGAGATGTCGAGCGGTCGCCGCCGGTCGTCGATGCGGCCGTTGACGACTAGCCGCGAACAACGCGCCTACGGCATCGTGGATCACAGCTGGACGTCGACCTTGGCGTCTAACGCGGCCGCGCGCTCTTCCTTGAGCGCTAGGCACTGCTCGAACCAGTAGTCCCATGACTCGACCTGCACCGCTGTGTCGTCGGTGAACTCGATCCGCACGACATCCTCGGCCGGCTCGGGCTTCGGGAAGGAGACCTCTCGGATCGTCTTTCCTCGAAGCCGCTCAGCTAGCTGCGACCGCTTCCGGATCCTGTCATGAAGCTCCTCGCTCACACCGGCACCCCGACCCGCAGCCCGAGCTCGTCGGCGCGGAGGAGCAGCTCGCGAAGCCGCGTCTCGAACGCCGCGGGCTCGAGGTTCGCCTCGACGACGACCTCGGCGCGCTGCGGCTTGGCGGTGAAGATCTCCGGCTGGGCGATGGGCGCGGCCGGCGTGTCGCGGTGGGGGGAGGAGACCTCGCCTCTTGGGCTGATCTGCCGCTCGAGCATCTTCGATGACCAGCCCTCGCTCTCAGCTCGATCGAGCAGCTCCTCCG